TGTGATACCCGTGCCTTCAATATCAAATGTGTTATTGGCATCGTCATAACTGATAGAAACGTTTCCACTCCCTGTAATATTAGTGAACACAGCGTCTTGTGCGAGTTCTTCCGAAAAATACAAGTTATTTGTGCCTTCAGGCAAATCATCAGTTGTTTTCCCACTGAAATAAAGATTCGTGCTACCCTCATCTAAATCATCCGTTGTCGATAAACTAATTCCTCCTTCTTCTACAACAATTTCATACGACTCACTAATAACATCAACCAAGAACCCAGAAGATTCCACCTCGATATCAAACCGCTCCACACTCGCCACATTCTCAACTACAAAACTCTCCCCCGTAACAGCATCAACACTGTAAATCTCCGCGTTTACTTCAACACTATACGTGTTACCCGCACTACTTGGATCAACCAGTACCTCGTACTCTTCACTATCAACATTTACATCAACCATAAAAAAATAATTATGCCCTTTATGGCTGTGTCACCGTATCCAAAACCACAAAATCCCCTCCCCAAGGAAACCTCGCATCCACACCTGTACTCCCATTAACATAAATATCCCACACGTAATTAGCTGGCGACCACGTACTCGTATCCTGCTCGTCCAACACCAACACAATATTATTATCAGAACCAGTTGTCTCTAACTCTAAATTATTATTAGCTTGACTAAACTCAACTAATAAACTCCCATCACTCGTTCTTACTTGCGCCTTCACATCCGTAACATTATCTAAATCAAAAGCAGCCACAGGCACTTTATGAGTGATACGTCCACCCGCTCCCCTAGGAATCCGTATTGATAACTCTCCTTTACCTTGCTCATACACAGCCATAACAAAAAAAACTACGTGTTATGTGTATAAAAAAGTATTGAAAAAATAAGGGTGAAACACCCCTCCCCAAACAGGGGGTGGATGCGTGTATTGTTTACTCAGATTGTGCTTCTTGCACTAAACCAATTAAGTCTTCTTTCAAATCATCATTAGAATACTCCACTCCGAGTTCATCCAACAACTTTTTGAGTTGGGGAACCGTGTGCTTTGAGTAGTCTTCACCGTCTGACTCCTCAGAAGGCTCCAAGTCTTTAGAAGACGAAGATGTGTTTAACCCTTCAACTTCTACAAGAGGATGATGATCTAAGTGCAAAGCAACATCCCGACGACTCACAGGGTAACTATGCCCTGGAACCATCGTGATACTACCATACAAACTATCAAGGATCTTCGTTTTACTACCTGTATACGTAGCCTTAAAACCCTCTGGTTCTTGTTGCGTCATTAAGCTGTCTGATCTAAGTCCCTAATTTTTCCTTGCGCTTTAAAATTCGTACATATAAGTTCTCCCATAGTACGGAACATACCAACATCACCAAACTTGTCTACTGCGAATGGGTCACCACCGCTAATACCAGCTTCGAAATACTGTGTTGGTTTCGCTATGCTTATACCCAAGAATGGTCTGCCCTGATTACCAGGATCAGTTGTGTTCAAAAAGTAAATCCTGCTATCCACGTCTTTCACAACGTGCTGGGACATAATCATAGGTATACCGAACACTGAGCTGACTCTAACACCTGCTTCAACACCTTCATCGGTTTGAATACCGTTCACACCGACTTGTACGTTTAAGTCTCCGATTCTTAGTGCTCCTTGCACAGTGACATTAGCACTGAACAAATCTTCTATAGCACTACCTGTATCGTACCCTGTTAAGATAACGTTAGGTTGGTACCCGCTTTGTTCTTGAATATTACGACGTGCATCTCGTAACATTTTAATCGTTAAAGCACGAGGGCTGCTGGTCCCTGAACTCGCGTTGAAATCAACGTACGCATCAAAATCAGTACTGCTTGATCTGTCTAAACCGTAAATATCGCTGTCACCACTATCTAGTAAAGCACTTTCTTCTGCTTGACTACTGCAAACACGGTCAATACTCTCCATATTATCTCCTGCAACAGTATCCACATCAGCCAAAAGCTGTGCGTTAATATGGAACTTGTGTTCTTCCGCGAAGTATCTTCGTAGGTCATCCATAGATGCAGTCGCATCATCTTGTGTCCCTGTAAGGTATTCATGTGTTTCACTGTTTTCAAATGTGTGAGCAACGGTTTTAGGAGTTGTGTCTACTTGAACCCATGTAGGTTTCGCAGTGTCAGGAAGAGTTGCGTTTTCTGCCACTCCACCAGTACCTGTAGCGTTAGCTCTTCCAGTGATTATTCTCCATCCGCTTCTCTGCCAGGGATACTTCGGTAAGATTCCGAACGCGTTAGCTTCATTGTTCAAGTTGCTCCATACTTGCGCTCCATACACAGGGTTATACACACCTGTGGTAGTTGTGAGTACGGGGTCGTCTGCTTTGGCTATGTGTTTGCTTAACTCATCATCATAATATAAGAGTTCTAAGTCTTCAATCGTGGTTATTCCTTTCATTCGTTCACCTGTAATTCTTGTTTTCTTTTCTCTAATTGTTTCTTCACACTATCTAAGTCTGTGTGGTTTCTCTTGGCACTGTACGCTTCGTAATCTAACTGGGTTTTGCCTTTGGCAATATCAAGAGCTGAGAACTTATCTTTTTCTTTTTCTTTTGATGTTTCTTTTTTCAAATCTTTTTTGGGAAGAGGCGTTTCTGTTTTCACAGCTTCCTTCCACTTTTTAAGTTCTTCACGCACATCTTTTATGTCTTGTCTTGTTTTTTCTAAGGATTTCTTCATCTCAACATCAGCGTCTTCTTCAGAGTCGTCTTCATCCTCTTTTTCTTCTGTTTTCATAGCGTCCAAGAGCATACCAGCGACTTCATCACCAAGCTCATCACGCACCAAGCTCATCACGTCTTCCAACGTCATATCTTCATCCATTTTATCTTTGTCCTCATAATCTTCTTCTTTTAACGTTTGTAACTCTTCACGAACCTTCACAAGTTCACTTCGAAGCTGTTCCACGTCGCTTTTCTGCGTCGCATCAACATCATTATCATCTGTCATTACTTTACTACTCACGTTTCTTCCCTTATCAATGTTACCCTTATCATCTTTATCGGTTGGAACACAGTTTGGCACCATACGACCACTACCATCACCTGCAGGCTTCAAACCCTCAGCAGTATACCCCGTCCAACACGCACCCTCCAAATCATCATCTTTTCTAACTTTGAAATACACGGTTCTCCCTTTCTCCGTGACACCTGCTTTATACGTATATTCACCCTCCATGTTTTTCGCTACAGTGTTAGCCGCTATCATCGTAGCACGTTGATTCGCAGGACGATCAACCACGCTAAACTCAAACGCTTCTAAACCTTTCAAACTGTTCCCCTGCTTCTGTTTATAATCACCACCCACACTTATACCAGGCAACTCACCATTTTTGATTTGCTTCCAAACCGTATCATCTAACTCATAATTCTTGAAAATTTTAGCAGTGATAACCATCGTGTCTTCCCCTTCACTATTCTTTTGAAAATCATACCCTAAGACTTTACCCACCTGTTTGTTACTATGCATATACATGATAGGCGCACCACGATCCATAAACGTCGGCATCGTCTTCTTAAACTCACTTATACGTATAATTTCTCCGTCCCTATCTGTTACTTCAGCCGTAGCCGTGGCTTTAAAGATTCGTTGGTCTGGGTTTTGTACTTGTAACTGCTCAAGCTTGCATACTTCTAACATACAATGTTTTAATCACCTTTATTGTTTAAACCTTTTTGTATTGCAGGACGAAGGAATGGTTGTGGCTTTGCACCTACCCTTTCTATTTTCTTAGCAATACGGTACGCGGCTTGCATACTCTTATCTTTCTGCACCCCTAGTTTCCTTTCTGCCCAACGCCGTATGTCATCAACTGGAGGCATAGTTCCAGGGCTTCTCCCATACTCTATGCTTTCAGCATACGGAGTATCATATGTGAGGACAACACTATCTTTTTCTGTTGTGACTCGCCCACTCTGTAACAAGTTACCCGTGTCACTCGTTCCATTACGCACAATGTTTTTCTGGCTCATCGTGAACACACTACGCACATGCTTTTCTACCTCGGCTAACAGTTTTCTTTTAACCTCTTTTTGGTTACTCACTCCGTTGTCCCTACCGTTACAAACGTGTGTCTGCTTTGATAATGACTTAGAGGTGCTTCAGCGTCCACAGTCCAATCAGGAAATTCTTTACTACTTTCCTCCCGCACAATCTTAACGTATTCATCCCACGTCACACCACCACGTGTACGATTCTTAATACGTTGACTGACCTTCGTAGTTCGGTTATCGCTTGGACCAATGTGTTCATATAAAAACTCTCCCTCGACTCGTTCTTCTTGCTCTTTATACGCATCTTTCCTCGCTAAGTTCTGCACTTTACTCGTTTCCGTCCTAGCTACAACTTCAGCTCTATTACTAACAAATTCTTCGAGTTTTCTAAGTTCTTTTTCTAAACGTTGCACATCAAACCCTTCACTCGTATAACTATTTCGTAATGCGCTTCGTATCTTACTAGCCGTGTCATCTTTCAAACCTGTGAACACTTCAGGGTTAAACACATCACTTATTCGTCTTGGTTCTAATCCGCCTTTACCCAAAATCTTTCTTGTTTCCTCTTTATACACTTCCTCTAATCTTTGTTGAGCTTCTTCACGAGCATACCGTGATATGATACTATCAGTTTGTTCCTGTAACCGTTCTAAATCTTCTTTTCTATCAACACTTTCTAAATCTAACTCATCTAATAAAGCACGGACTAAACCCTCACCTTCGTCTTTGAATACTCCTTGATTTTTCTCTACAGTAGCTGTAATCCTTTCCGCTTTCTTCTTACCTGGTTTTCCACCCCAAAGCAAACCAGCCACATACCCATTATCTTTCCAAGGCTCACCTTCGTATTCACTATCCAATTCTATATTATCGCCGTGACGACTAAAGAAACTGTGCATTCGTTGCCACGTATCCATACTTAACACTTCACCGTTATCTATCTGATTAGCACGTTCCCAACCTGTACGTGTACCAGCAGTGACTTCATCACGCCCATATTCGTCTCTCCAATCAAGCGCTTTACGAGCCGCGGCTTTCATTCCTTGATTCGGCCTCCTCCTTTCCCTGCGCACAGCATCATCTTCTTTTTTTTTATTCACCAAAGCATCTTCCACACCCACACCATCATCGTTGTTCTCTGAGCTTGGAACACCGTTCATAGTATGTGGTTGTAACGTGGCTTGACCAGGTTCAAACACCACACCATCACTCGTCATCTCCACATCTAAACCAATCCGTAATGCACGTTCCGCATTCTCCAAATCCCTACGCATCAACTCTTGCTGTAACCTTCGGTCCTGCGTGTCCTCCACACCCAAACGAAGCACACCCCGACCCAAACCAAACATAGATGTCAAAGTATCCAACACACCACCCTCCCGGTTATATGTTTTCATACCCATCTCCACACCACGATCAGTCACCGCAATCTCTAAACTATCATTATTCATC